TCTTCTGATAAAGCTATATATTGAGATACATATTGTATCTGTCGCAAAATTGCTCCTTAAGCTTTAGGGAATTGATTAATCAACTCCTTGGCCTTTCCTATTGAGTTAGGCCATGACGACCAATCTTTACCGCCCTTGGTCATATAGTACGTTATCTCTGCGTTTGTTACTGGATCAAATAATTCCTTATTTGACACTAAATTGAATTTTTCTAATCTATCTACACCAAGTTCCCCTAGCATATTAATTTGAAAAATCCCGTAAGATTTATCACCAGTTGATTTGTTGTCGTTTAGAGCAAGCGGTCTTCCGTTAGACTCTACCCTAGCAACAGCCCAAGCTGTTTTTAAAGCAATTCCTTCAAATCCCACAGCCCATAATAAATCTTTTAAATCTTCGGCTGCAAGCATTTCAGAATGCTTATAAGTTTCATTGCTGAACTTATTTATTATTTCTCTCTTTAGTTGTTTTTCGGTTTTTTGTACCTTTTCAGGCGCAGTTGTTAAAGCTTGACTCATTGTAGGTCCAGGCTGGACTGTAAATAAAAATAATGTTATCATTATAATAACAGTCCAATTATGAACTACATCGCTCAAACTTTGTTTGATTCTCTCCATTGGCATTCCTCCTTTAGAGATAACGAACTATAATAGTAGCATTGATTACTTAAGCGTGTCAACCCAGTTGACCAGAAAGAATTTATGAATATTTCATTTTCTACGCCTATAGTTAACCTAAGAACTAATAATGGATATGGATATGCAAGTAAAAATATAATAAAATCTTTAAATAACTTAGGACACTTTACTCCATTTCAAGATCCAAAATCTAAATTACAATTAAATTTTTCACAACCATCACATTTTAAATTACATAAAAATCAATATCAAATTAGTTATACACCATGGGAATCTACTGTAATTCCAGAAGATTGGAAATATTATATGGATGCATGCGACGAAGTTTGGGTAACTTCAGATTGGTGTGCAAATGTATTTGAAGATAATGGTTTTAAGGTTTCTAATGTATACCCACACGGCATTGATCCTATGTGGATGCCAAATAGAAGAAAAGAAGACGGTGTGATTAAATTTTTACATATAGGAGAACCAGCACCAAGAAAAGCTGGACAAATGGTACTAGATGCATTTGGTAGTTTGTTTGGAAATAAAGAAGGATATTTGTTAACCATTAAAGCAGATCAAATAAATACAACTAGAGTATATAACAATTATCTAGATAAAAATATTTTAGGTGTTCCAGATAAATATTACAACAATGTGTCTGTGATTACAGATGTTTTAAATGACGAAGAGCTTGTAAGCCTGTATCAGTCTCATGATGTTTTAGTATATCCAAGCTATGGAGAAGGATTTGGATTTATTCCACTTCAAGCACTAGCAACTGGCATGCCAACAATTTGTACAAGCGGCTGGGCACATTATGAAAAATATTTAGGTCCATTAAAATTAAAATCAGAACTAATAGATTCACCTTGGCCATTCCCACACGAAGGAAAAGTTTTTGAACCAAACTATCAACATCTACTTGAACTTATGAGAGATGTTTCAATAAACTTTAATGCATATTCAGGATATTATTTCTCTCAGTCAACTAAAATACATAAAGATTATAATTGGGAGCAGTTGACTAAGAATTCATTTGATAAAATTTTAAAAAAACTTAATTAAAACCTAGACCAATAAAATAAAGTTTGGTACACTTAGACTTCAATCAAATTTTAAAACTGCGTTGGCGGAGAAAAGGTCGTATATAAATGTCATTTACAATTGAAAACCCATATGAAAATTTTATTGCATTATCTAGATATGCAAAGTGGGTTCCAGAAGAAAACCGCAGAGAAAATTGGCAAGAAACTGTAGATAGATATTTTTCTTTTATGCTAGATCATTTATTTAAAGAATACTCATACGAACCTTCAGCAAAATTAATATCAGAATTAAAACAAGCAGTTTTAGACAGAAACGTTATGCCATCAATGAGAGCAGTAATGACTTCTGGCCCAGCATTAGAAAGAGATCATGTTGCTGGATACAATTGTTCATTTGTTCCAGTTGATTCACCACGTTCATTTGATGAAACAATGTATATCCTTATGTGTGGCACTGGCGTAGGGTTTTCTGTTGAGTATAAGTATATTAATAAACTTCCTGCTGTCCCAGAATCTTTAGAAAAATCAACTACAGTAATTACAGTAGAAGATTCAAAACAAGGTTGGGCAAAAGCATATCGTGAACTATTAGCATTGCTTTGGTCTGGACAGATTCCAGCAGTTGATGTAACTAAACTTAGACCCGCAGGCGCAAGACTTAAAACTATGGGCGGAAGATCTTCTGGACCACAACCATTAGTAAATCTTTTTGATTTTACAATTAAAATATTTAAAAATGCAGTTGGAAGAAATTTAAAGCCAATTGAATGTCACGACCTTATGTGTAAAATTGGAGAAGTTGTTGTAGTTGGTGGCGTTCGTAGATCTGCAATGATATCTCTTTCTAATATTAATGATATTGAAATGGCAGCAGCTAAGTCAGGTAATTGGTGGGAGAACAATCCACAAAGAGCATTGTCAAATAACTCAGTTGCTTATTCTAGAAAACCAGAAATGGCACAATTTATAGCAGAATGGAAAAATCTTTATGACTCAAAATCTGGAGAACGTGGAATTTATAATGTTGCCGCTGCACAAGCACAGGCAGCTAGATATGGAAGGCGGGATCCTGAAATACACTATGGGACAAACCCTTGCTCAGAAATTATTTTGCGTCCTTATCAGTTTTGTAACCTTTCAGAAGTCGTATTACGTGAAAAGGATACAGTTGATGATGTTAAGAATAAAGTAAGACTTGCCACTATTTTAGGAACGTGGCAATCTACATTAACAGACTTTAAATATTTGCGTAAAATTTGGAAAGATAATACAGAAGAAGAAAGACTGCTTGGCGTATCTTTAACAGGACAATTTGGACATAAATTCTTTTCTGGACAAGAAGGTTTAGACAAACTAGAGCAAACTCTTGTATCTCTTCGTGAATCAGCAAGAAAGGTAAATGCTGAAGAGGCTAAAAAAATTGGAATTCAAGAGTCAGCAGCAATTACTTGCGTTAAGCCGTCAGGTACAGTCTCGCAGCTAGTCGGAGTTTCTTCTGGAATGCATCCGTGGCACTCTAAATATTATATTAGAACAGTTCGTGGATCAAAGACAGACCCAATCTCTGTTTTCTTAAAAGAAGTGGGCATACCAGTCGAAGATGATGTCATGAAACCAACAGAAACATATGTATTTTCTTTTCCAATAAAATCTCCAGACGATGCAATTGTTAGAAATGATTTAACCGCTATAGATCATTTAAACACATGGCTTGTTTATCAAAGAGCATGGTGTGAGCATAAGCCTTCAATTACTGTGTCAGTAAAAGAAGACGAATGGATGGAAGTTGGCGCCTGGGTATACAAAAACTTTGATGAAGTTTCTGGAATCTCATTCTTGCCTTCTTCTGATCATTCATACAAGCAAGCACCATATCAGGAAATAACAAAAAAAGAATACGAAGACTTGTTGTCTAAGATGCCAAAGTCTATTCGTTGGGAAGATTTATCTTTTTATGAAACAGAAGATGGAACTTCTACAAACGCCACACTTGCATGTACGTCTGACGGAAATTGTGAACTTGTAGATATCTCTGCATAGTGGTATTATATTAGTATTGGGTAACCCCCAAAATTCCTGGGCACAAGGCTCAGAAATAGGAGGATCTTAATGAAAAAAGATCTAAATAACGATGGAGTAATAACAATGACAGAACAAATCCTAGCAGCGGTTGGAACGTATGCTCGTGCATTCCTTTCAGCAGCAATAGCTTTGTATATGACTGGTAATACAAATCCAAAGGACCTTTTGATGGGTGGAATTGCAGCAGTAGCCCCAGTAATTTTAAAGGCTCTTTCACCAAGCAATCAAGAGTTTGGTTTCAAGTCAGCTAAGTAATTTAGTAAACTGAATTAAGAAAGCTCCTGTGCTAAAATAAGCATAGGAGTTTTCCTATTTTAGGAGATTTTGAAAATGGCAGTACAAAAGAATTTTGAAGTAGATCAAAATGCTACATTCACCTTTGAGGTTCAATACACCTTAGAAGATGAAGTCACACCAATAAGTTTAGTAAATGCAACTGCAAAGATGCAAGTACGTGATACTAAAGGTGGATCCAAACTAGCATTTACACTAACATCACCCTCTGGTGGTATAACAATTAATGGCGCAACTGGAACACTAACCGTTAAAATGACACCTACCCAGACAAATAAACTCTTTTATCCAAAATCTTCTTATGACATTATGGTTGTCGATTCTAACGGGAATAAAATAAAACTCCTTGAAGGGTTTTTAACTCTCAGTAGATCGGTAACTATATAATGTCAGCAGAAAAAGTAATAGTAACAGAAGTAAAAAATAAAGTAATTATAAAATCACCAGGACCACAAGGCCCTGCTGGAAAAACTATATTAAATGGAAACTCTGCCCCATCAAACAATCTTGGGGTCACAGGAGATTTTTATGTTAATAATACTACACATCAATTCTATGGACCAAAACTTACAGACACATCTTGGACTGACGCAAACATAATTCAATTGGCTGCAGAAGGTGCAGATTTTGCATTTTCTCAATCATGGGAAATAGCTCAAGTGACTGGACCGTTACTTGGAATATATTCAGTATCGATAACACATAATTTAGGATTTTTTCCAAACGTAACAACAAAAGATAGTTCAGGTGAAACAGTTGAAACTGGACTAGAATATGTTAATACAAACACAATTAAACTGACAATGGCTCAACCATTTTCAGGGACAGCGTACCTGTCATAAAGGAGAAGTAAAATGGCAAGAAAATTTTTAGTTAGCTTAGACCTTAACAAAAATGAATTACAAAATGCTCGAATTCAAAACCTCAGCTCTGCGCCTTCAAGCCCAGTAGACGGTCAAATATATTTTAATACAGTAGATAAAATTGTATACTTTTATGACGGAACAAACTGGATCTCTACATCTGGCTCACTAGAAGTAATTCAAGATGCTATTGGAGCATACGTTTCTGGTGGCACTGGCTTAACAGCAACATATAGTGACTCAACAGGCACTACAACAATTGATTTAGACAACACAGCGGTAACAGCTGGATCATACGGATCTGCAACAGCAATTCCTACATTTACAGTAGATGCACAAGGTCGTTTGACTGCAGCAGGAACAGTAGACGTAGCTACAGAGCTAGATATTACTGGCGATACTGGCACAACTTCAATCTCTTTGCTTACAGAAGGTTTAACTGTAGCTGGAGGAGAAGGTATTAATGTTGATGTAACAGAAAACACAATTACAATATCCTCAGAAGATGCTTCTACAACCAACAAGGGTGCCGCATCATTTAATACAGATGACTTTAATGTAACAGCAGGACACGCAGAACTAAAAGATACAGTTGTTAAAGCAATTACAACTGATTCTGGAGCACTTACCCCATCAGCACATGGAATATCAATTCTTGGTGGAGAAGGCGTTGATGTAACACATACAGGAACATCAATTACTGTATCAGCAGAAGATGCAACCTCATCAAACAAAGGTGTTGCCAGCTTTGATTCAACAGATTTTACAGTAACATCTGGAGCAGTAACATTAAACGCTGAGCGTGTACAAGATATTGTATCCTCACAAATTGTTGCAGGCGAAGGCATTGATGTAACATACGATGACAACGCAGGAACTCTAACAGTAGATGCAGAAATTGCAACAACTACAAATCGTGGTGTTGCTTCCTTTGCTACAGCAGACTTTACTGTAACAGATGGCGCAGTAAGTATCAAAAATGTTGATCTTGCAACACAGACAACTGGTAACTATATTGCAACAATTGCTGGAACAGCTAATGAAATTGAAGTTTCTGGCTCTGGATCTGAAAATTCAGCAGTAACAATTGGACTTCCAGATAGCGTAACAATTACCAACGATTTAACAGTTGGTGGAAATTTAACAGTTAATGGAACATTAACTTCTTTAAATACTGAACAAGTAACAATTGAAGATAACGTAGTTGTTTTAAATAGCAACGTTACAGGCTCTCCATTAGCAAACGCTGGAATTGAAGTAGAGCGTGGAGACTCTACAAATACATCAATTATTTGGAATGAAACAGATGACAAGTGGACACTTACAAATAACGGAACCAATTATCATGCTATTACTAGAAAGTATGTAGAAACTCTTTCAACCTCTGCAACATCCTACACAGTAACTCATAATTTAGGATCCGCCGATGTGTTAGTTCAAGTTTCAGAAGTAGCGTCTCCATATTCTAAGGTCGAGACAGATGTAGAACTTACATCAGACTCAGCGGTAACAATTAAATTTGCAACCGCACCATCATCTGGAGCATATAAAGTAGTAGTTATAGGATAACAAATTGAAACTAAAGTCTTTATTAAATTTAGCAACATTAGCATCCGACCCTGCGGGGTCGGAAGGCGATGTCTTTTTTAATACAACAGAAAAGGCTTTAAAAATTCACAACGGAGCAATATGGGTAACAATAGCAACTAATACAGACCCAGCACCATTTTATTTACACACTCATACATACGATGGAGCAATACATACAATTGATATTGAAAACCCTATAACGTTTAGAGACATAAACACAACAGCAAGCGTTTCAGAAACTCTTCCTAAGATAACAGGGTTTGATGGAGGCCAGCCTTCAGATGTTGTTGAAGATCCTAGCTTCTTAGAACTATCATTGTTAGATGGCGGAAAAGCTTAATGTTTCAGGCAATTATAAACATCAGATGATATAATTATCTTAAGTCATAATTAAGAGGTAAACATGGCAACAAACTTTCCAAACTCATTAGATACATTGGTAAATCCTAATTCAACGGATCCATTATCTAGTCCGTCGCACTCTGAACAGCATATAAATCTTAATGATGCTGTTGAAGCAATAGAAACAAAAATTGGAGCAAATGGCTCTAATGATTCAAATTCTATTCAATACAAGATTGCAGCAATACAAACAACTTTAACTGACATAGAAAACAGCACCTCAGTAGCAGAACTTTTGTTAGGTCTTGAAGGAAATAATGATTTAACAATAAGTGGAATAGAGAACAAAACAACAGTAGACAGTTTTGCTAAATCTCTATATTCAACAGTAAGATATACACTACAAATCAAAAAAGACAACTTGTTTGTTTCTGATCAACTAGATATAGTCAATGATGGAACAGACTTACATATGAATAGATATGAAATATCATCAAATACAAATAATTCTCTTTATACTGTGCAATTAGAAGAAAATGCAGGTATAATTAGTTTGAAAGTAACACCGACAAGTGGATCTATAACCGCTAGATATTATAGAACCGCCTTAAAGTTTTAAGGCGTAAGGGGAAACAAAAAAATGGCAACAGTAGATAAAAACTTTAGAATTAAGAATGGTTTAGTTGTTGAGGGATCAACAGCTACAGTAAATGGATCTAATATCCTTACTGAAAACTCACTAGAATTTATTCAAGATACCGTAGCGGCACAACTTGTAGACGGAACACATACAAACATTTCAGTAAGTTATAATGACACTACTGGAACAATTAGTTTAACTGGCGCAGTAACATACACAGACGAGCAAGCACAAGATGCCGTTGGTAACGCAGTCGGAACTGGACTTTCATACAACGATACAACAGGTGCAATATCTGTTGACACAGCCACAATTCAGGCTCGTGTCGCAGATGTATCTGACACTGAAATTGGATACCTTAATGGCGTAACATCTTCAATTCAGACACAATTAGACGATAAGTCAACTGCAAGCAAAACCGAAACATTAACAAATAAGACTTTAACATCACCAAACATAAATGAAAACGTAGCCCTTACAGCAACCGCTACAGAACTTAACATTCTTGATGGTGCAACACTTTCTACAACAGAACTTAACTATGTAGATGGCGTAACCTCTTCAATTCAAACACAATTAAACAATAAATTTGATTCAGCAAATGCTTCAACAACAAATATTTCAGAAGGCACAAACCTCTACTTTACAGACGAAAGAGCACAAGATGCTGTAGGAAACTCTGTAGGCAATGGTCTTGATTATGATGATGCAACAGGAGCAATTTCTGTAGACCCTTCAGAGTTTACATTAAACTCTATCGGCGCACCATCTGCAGCAGTAGATTTAAACAGTCAAAAGATTACTGGCCTTGCAACACCAACAGATGCAACAGACGCATCAACTAAAGGCTATGTTGACGGAGTAATTACAACAGAGGTATCAAATCGTAATGCTGCAATTTCAACAGCAGTTAGCAATTTAGTAGACGGCGCACCAGACCTTCTTAATACTCTTAATGAATTAGCAGCAGCAATTAATGATGATGCTAACTACACAACAACTATTACAACAGCTCTAGGAACAAAAGCTCCTTTAGCATCACCAGCATTAACTGGAGTACCTACTGCTCCAACAGCAGCAGCAGACACAAATACTACTCAAATAGCTACAACAGCTTTTGCTAAAGCAGAAGCAGACGCAGCACAGTCAGCAGCAGAAGCCACAGCATCAGCAGATGCAACATCAAAGGCTAACGCCGCTCAAGCAGCAGCAGAAGCCACAGCATCATCTGCTCTTTCTGGAGTAACTGCAGGAACCACAGCGTTTACAGCAGTAAATGTTAACTCAGTAGCTAAGCAAATTGCTGCAACCACAGGTAATATTGCTACCGCAGCCGCAACCACAGCTTATGCATGGGCAAAGGCTTCATACCGAAGCGGAGAATTCCTTGTTAAGTCAAAAAGTGGAAATCACACAGAAGTTGCAAAAATTATGGTAACTCTAGACTCTTCAGATAACGTCTATATCACAGAATATGGAATGTCATCAACAAGTGGAGTTGCACTTCAAACAGTTTCAGCAGATGTAAGCGGAACAGATGTAAGAATTCGTGTAACACCTGCAAATGACAATACCGAAGTATTAATCACTGGTACACTGTTAGTATAATTAAATAAAAGGCCAGGGGAGAGCCTGAATCTCCCCACAAAAACAATTAGGGGATATGTGAACTTAAATGGCAACAGAGAATAAAAACTTTAAAGTTAAGAATGGAATAAATGTCGCAGGAGATGCTACATTTGATTCTAACGTCGTATTAGGTTCAACCCCCCTTAGATTTGACACAACAACAAACAAACTACAGATCCAATTAAATGGAACCTGGAGCCCAATTGCATTTGTGGCAGACATTCCAGACATGACAGCAGAAATAGGCTTTATGGATATTGGATTAGCTATTGACTACAATGGTCTTCCAGTCTATACAGTTCAGGCAAATGGAGTAAGTACAACAGCAACTAAATTCGCAGACGGTGGAGACCCATCAACTTCAACATATGGGTTAACATTTGATTCTGGAGTTATAGTCTAATAAAAAATAAATGCTATAATTAGCAAATAAGGGGTAATAAATATGTCAACAGTAAGAATTCAAGTAAGACGAGGAACAGCATCAGAATGGACCTCAGCAAATCCTACATTAGCCGCAGGTGAAATGGGTGTTGAAACAGACACCAGAAAAATTAAAGTTGGAACTGGCAACACAGCATGGACTAGCCTTGCATACATTGCATCAGATGCACCAGGAATTACAGAAATTGCACAAGATGCAATCGACTCAGCACTTTCAATGGGAGCAGGTCTTACAAAATCTTACAATGATGGCACAAATACAATTTCTCTTAATATTGACTCATCAGTTGTTGCACTTAAATCTTATGTCGATGATCAAATAACTGGATTAGACAACGCAGCAGCAGCAGATTATGTATTACTAGCAGATGTTGGTAACGCAGGCGGACCAGCAAAGTTAGATGTCGATGGAAACTTATTGGTTCCAAAATCAAGCATTATTTTAGAGGGATCATCTGCAGACGCATATGAAACAACCCTTACAGTAACAAATCCTACAGAAGATCAAACAATTACATTTCCAAATGCTACAGGAACAGTAGCAGTATTTACAAGTTCTGGAGATTTAGTAGTTCCTGGAAATTTGACAGTTTCTGGAGATACAACAACATTAAATACTGCAGAACTTCTTGTAGAAGATAATGAAATTATTTTAAATTCAAATGTATCTACTGGAGCTCCGACTCTTAGTGCTGCATTCTCTGTAAGACGAGGATCTTCACTACCAGCATTTATTCAATGGGATGAAGTAAATGATAAATGGGTAGCTAATTATGGAGCAGCAAATTCAAAAGAATTAGCAATTCTAGATAATTTAGATTCATTACAAAGTACGCTAGAAAGCTTTACTACTGGAGCTGTTCAAACCCACGAATCAGATACTACAAATATTCATGGTATTGCAGACACATCTAAGCTTCTTACAACAGATGGAACACAAACCGTTACAAACAAAACTTTAAATTCCCCTAAAATTAATGAGGATGTGCCTTTAACAGCAAGCGCTACAGAGTTAAATATACTTTACGGTGCAACATTATCTACAACAGAACTTAATTATGTAGACGGCGTTACATCTTCTATACAAACACAATTAAATAGTAAGGCGTCATCAACTGACTTATCTACACACGAATCTGATACAACTAATATTCATGGTATTGCAGATACATCTTTATTGGCAACAAAAACATATGCAGATAGCGCTGTTTCAACCCACGAATCAGATACTACAAATATTCACGGTATTGCAGACACATCTGCTCTTGCTACAAAAACATATGCAGATAGCGCTGTTTCAACCCACGAATCAGATACTACAAATATTCACGGTATTGCAGACACATCTGCTCTTGCTACAAAAACATATGCAGACAATGCTGTAACTCAAGAAGCAATCACCACGGCATCAAATCTAGGAACAGCAGTTTCCAATCACAATTCTGCAACTACATCTGTACACGGTATTGCAGACACATCTGCTCTTGCTACAAAGACATATGTAGACGACGCAGACAATTTAAAGTCTAATATAGCAGGACCAACATTTACTGGTACCGTAACAATACCTACGCTTTCAGTAACAACAACAGCAACAGGAATTACAGCAACAATGGTTGGATTAGGAAATGTTGATAATACATCTGACGCCAACAAACCAGTATCAACTGCTACACAAACAGCTTTAGACGCTAAACTAGCACTTGCTGGTGGAACAATGACAGGAGCACTAACACTTTCAGGTGCACCTACGTCAGATCTCCACGCAGTAACTAAACAGTATGTTGATGGACTTGCAGCTGGAATTAACTTTCATCAACCAGTAATTGCAGCAACTGCAGGAAACCTTGCTGGAACATATAACAATGGTACTTCTGGAGTGGGAGCAACATTAACAAAAGCAACAAATGGATCTATAGGAACTATCGACGGAGCAGCAGTTGCTGTAGGAGATAGAATTCTTCTTCGTGCACAAACTGATGCTAAAGAAAATGGTATTTACACAATTACCGCTGTAGGAGATGGTTCAAATCCTTGGCAAATTACTCGTGCAGCAGACAGCGATAATAGTCCTGCGGGAGAAGTTTCAACTGGAGACTTCGTATTCGTAACATCTGGCTCATCAAATGGTTCTAAAGGCTTCCTTGTTAGTACAACAGGAACAATTACAATCGGAACTACAAATATTAGCTACGTACAGTTTAATGCTTCTGAGGCAGTAATTGCTGGCACAAACATTACAAAGGATGGTGCAACAATTGCAGTAGAAAATGCACCAACATTCTCAGGAGTAATAACAGCATCTTCTGGAGTAGCATTTTCAGATGGTACCCAAACAAAAGAAGGCGTTCCTTCAAGAACTCCAATTATTTCAAAAACTGCAAACTACACATTATCTGAACTATCTGAAAGAGACTCATTAATAGAGGTAGATTCTACAAGCCCAGTAACAATAACAATCCCAACTAACTCAGCAGTTGCTTATCCAATTGGAACAACTCTAGATATACTTGGTACAAATACTGGCTTAATTACAATTGCAGGAGATACTGGGGTAACTGTAAATGCTACTCCTGGATTAAAATTACGTACTCAATGGTCATCATGTACATTATTCAAGAGAGCAACCAACTCTTGGGTAGTATACGGAGATCTTAAGGCATAAGGAGATATTATAAATGAGCAAAAGATCTGGTAGAAAATCACAAGCGACAAACGATTTCTTAGAGCCGCAAAAACCAATAATTAATTCTGTTTCAGATGTAGGAACGGGAAGAGCATATAATAATGGATCCGCTATTATTTCTTTTGAATTGCCAGCAGGATCACCAGAAGCATCTTCTTTTACAGTAACTTCAAGTCCTACAGGATTGACAGTTAGTGGGTCGTCTTCTCCATTAACAATGACTGGACTAGCATCAAATACAAGTTATACATTTACAGTTTATGGAACTAATTCATACGGAAACTCTGTATCTTCAGACCCATCTTCATCTATATTGGTAACTACAGTACCGCAGGCACCAGTTTCTCCGTCAGTATCTTCTTCTGTAGCAAACAGAGATGATGTTACATGGACTGCCCCAGAAACTGGCGGTAAAGCAATTTCATCATATACCGTTGTATCAAGTGATGGGCCATCATATGAAAATATTACAGTCACATCACGTAATATTGACGAAACTGGTGGGCAGACACAAAGTTATACCGTTTATGCAATTAATGCTAATGGAACATCTACTGGTGCTTCCACGAACTCAGTAACTACTTTCTTTTCTCCACCGTCATTCTTTGCACCTCCAGGATTCTTTAGTCCTCCAGGATTCTTTAGTCCTCCAGGATTCTTTGCACCTCCAGGATTCTTTGCACCTCCAGGATTCTTTGCACCTCCAGGATTCTTTGCACCTCCAGGATTCTTTGCACCTCCAGGATTCTTTGCACCTCCAGGATTCTTTAGTCCTCCAGGATTCTTTAGTCCTCCAGGATTCTTTGCACCTCCAGGATTCTTTGCACCTCCAAGATTCTTTGGCCCACCATACTTTAGCAAATGCTTACATGATGACACGCCAGTAACAGTTGTTGGTGAAAATGATTCTATTGAGTATAAATCAGCAAAAGATGTTCAAGAAGGTGACTGGATATGGGCAGTAGATATTCAAGAACTGCCAGCAGATGAAGCTGCTTATTCATCATTATTTTGGTCAAGTCCAACAGCAACATTTGGAGAGCTGGTAAAAACAGAAGTTATTAATAAATATACTTCTCTAGCAGAAGAAACAATTATTATTAATAATGATCCTTCTTCTAGGTTTACAGCAGAGCATCCAATGTTTATTACTAGAAACGGACAAAATAGTTTTATTTTGGCTGGATCAATTCAGGTTGGAGACATATTATCTAAACATGATTCGAACGGTAATATTATTTCAGAAGAAATTATATCTTTAGAGGTAATTACCGAAGAATGTACTGTTCATACCTTCAACGCAGAACCATATGATTTAATTTATGCCAATGGCATATTAACGCATAATAAATAACCTAGACATTTTTAGATTATTTTGCTATAATAAATAAACTAGTAGAAAGAATTTATTTTGCAAAAAATAGAAGTAGGATATGGTATTTGGCTGTATGAAAACGTATTTCCAGATTCTCTTAATTTAATTGAAAGAGTAGAGAGTACAATAAAACAAAGCAACGGAATATATTCCTGGAAAGAAGCAATGGTAGGATGGAAGAAAAAAATTCCAGAATATAGAAATTGTTTAGATTTTAAAATTGCAAAATCCAATAATTTTTCTATTATAAAAAATAAAAGTAGTCTAGAATTACAATCTATTTGGCAGGACTCTTATAATGCTCAAAAGGAATGTTTAGAAGACTATTCAAGTATGTATAATATTAAATTAAATTATTGGGAATCATTTAATTTTGTTAAATATACAGAGGGTCATCATTTTGAAGAGCACTCAGATCACGGCGACGCATATGTTTGTACAGTTTCTGGAGTAGGTTATTTAAATGATAATTATGATGGTGGCGAATTATATTTTCCAAAATTAAACATATACATTAAACCAAAAGCTGGGCAATTATACTTATTCCCATCTTCTTTTATATATTCTCATAAATCGCTACCAATAAAATCTGGTACAAAATATTCGATAGTAACAATGTTTGATTATAACGATAAGCATCATAAAGGAGTATAAATGTTAGAAAATGCAGAATACTTAGCACCAGGAATTATGGTCTATAGAAATGTTTTTACAGAGTCAATGAATTTAGTTGCAAGATTAGAAAATGAATTATCAAAAGAAAACAACCCATATAAATGGAAAACTGCAAAAACAGGATATAATCTAGAAGATAAAAGATATAGAGATTGTGCCGATTTTAAAATAAAAAGTAATCCTAATGGATATTTGATGCTAGGCGGAGAAAGCGTCCCCCCAGAAAATAAAAAAGAAACTGAATATGCTTTAGAAAAAATTTGGGAAGATTCATACGTAGCACAGATAGATCCAGTTAAAGACTATAGCAAAATGTTTGGGCTTGCTCCTTTAAATTATTGGGAATCCTTTAATTTTGTTAAATACGGAGAAGATCAACATTTCCAAGTTCATTCTGATCACGGATATTCTTATATCTGTGTGCTCTCATCAGTCGGATATATAAATGACGATTATGAAGGCGGAGAGTTATTTTTTGATAAATTTAATTTAAAAATTAAACCAAAGGCTGGCGATCTATACCTATTTCCTTCATCTTATATATATTCTCACGCAGCTATGCCAGTCACAAAAGGTGTTAAGTATTCTATAGTAACTATGTTAGACTATCTAGAAGCACCACATACTCCAGAATATAGAGAAATAGAAAAAAAATATACAGAAAATTATGCATAGTGTATAAAGTTACAGCCTATAAAAATAATAACTCTGCAAATATTTCTCAAATAAATATTAAAAGAGACTGGATGGACAATACAGTAGATGGTCATGCATATAAGTGTTTTCCAGTAACATTAGCAAATGGCTTAGGGTGGGGCCTTTCATTTCCAAAAGATATTTCTTTTGTATGGGACGGAATATCAGACACATCTGGAAATCATGTTAAAATATTAGAAGGCGAAGAATACTGCTATACAGAAAGAGCTAATGCAACAATAAGTTTTAAAACTGGAATAGTATTTGAAACAGATAAAGATGTTAGTTTGTTACAAATGCCAGTTCCAAATATGTTTATAGATGGGGCACAAGCATTTACTACAATTATAAGTACATCATTTTTTAAAGGAGAGTTTCCCTGTGCATTAAGAATTACTAAACCTTTTACAAAAATTACTATAAAAGCTAATCAACCATTTATATCAATTGTTCCAATATCTTTATCATATTTACAAAACTCTATAATTGAAATTGACAATTATAAAAATATAAAAAATAATGTAGTTTTAAAAGAAGAAGAGCACGTTAAAATTGTTAAAGAAAAAACAGATAGCGGTAAGTGGACTAATTTTTACAGAGATGCAGTAAACTATAAAGGTCAAAAAATAGGAGAGCATGAAGTAAAAGCAATAAGACTTTATGTTAATAATAAAAATGAATAAAATTATTTTTCATTCTTCAAGGCCATATAACAAAGACTCAAAAGACTTTTTGCCAGTACCAGCAAAATTAAGCATTCCCAATTGGTTTTCCCAAGCAAGTAAATATTGGAAAAACGATGATGGATCTTATGTAACTGATAATTTTGGAGAAAGAGGACTTGGATTTAAGTCTTGCCCAGCGTTACTAGATTCATTTTCTTTAGGGTATCTTTTAAAAACTCCATGTGATTTAGCTTTTTACGAATATAAAGGTGAGATATACGTAGAAACGCCAAAAGGATATGAAGAGTTTTGTGCAAGAAGAGAAAAAATGCCAGAGTTTGTGGTACCAAGTGGATATAGAGAAACTCATTTTCATTGGTGGCCAAATTGGGCTATGGAGACCCCCAAAGGATATAGCTTATTAGTTTTAAATCCCCTTAATAGATTTGATTTACCATTTTTAACAACTAATGGTATTATAGATAGTGATATGTATACTATATCTGGCCTTATTCCATTTTTTTTAAAAAATGATTTTGTCGGGTTAATTCCAAAAGGAACTCCGTATGCACAAGTAATTCCATTTAAAAGAGAGGATTGGTCGATGGATCCAGTCCTTCATGAAAAAAAAGAAATGGTAAAAAAACACGTTAAGACTGCTAAAAATTTTAGAGTAAAAGGCGGAGGAATTTATAAAAAAAATATTTGGGTACCAAAGGAATATAAATAGGAGGCACATATGTTTGAAAACGCTAAAGGAAAAGACATAATTCAAAATGTTGATTCTATAAACGATAATAAGTATATTAGAACAGCAAGGCAATCAATAACACCTTCTGGCTATTTCGGATCATCTTCAGATATGATACAAGAAATAGAAAACTTTTTAACAAATGAAGAACAAGAATTTTTATTAAATTTTGCTAAAAATAATAAAATTTGGGATGTTACAGAATCCCATTATAATGAAAATGGAACAATAATTTATGATCATAGGGTATGGGAAAATAGAGTAGCCACACTTAATACTTTAATGAAAGCAAATCAAGATGTTGTTCTAATGCTAAGAAATATTATAGATAGATTAAAACCTGTTATTGAATCATTTTATAATGTAGAGGCCATGTCTACCCACCCAGCTATTGTACGTTGGCCAAAAGGAACATATCAATTCCCCCATGCAGATAAAGAGTTACACGAGGGCCCAGACGCAGGAAAAGAAAATGACTTCCCATGGTACGATTTAGGAACAATATTTTATTTAAATGATGACTATGAAGGCGGGGAGTTACATTTTCCAAAACAAAATATATCATTTAAACCAAAAGCTAGAGCAGCATATTTTTTCCCTGGAGATATGAATTATATTCACGGGGTTAATGTTGTTAAAGAAGGATGTAGATACACATCTCCTTGGTTTTGGACCATAACTAAATTAAAGGATGACAATAATGTATGATATAAAACAACATAAAGACGATGTTTTTACAATAGATAACTTTTTAAATGAAGACGAATGCAAAAGAATTATAGATTATTTAGAAATGTCTGTGCAGAATGATTACATAAAATGGAATCAAATTTCTTTTTATGAATCGTATGCTATGGGTTTTTGGGAATATGATAATAATTTAATTCCGTTTGGTTTTGACCCAAAATATTTTCACAGCCTTAAAGAAAAAATAAAAAATGCTGGAGAAATTTGTTTTAACAATAAGCTGTCTGAAATTAGTTATCATGCACAAAAATGGACAGAAGGAGCATTTGCAGGATTTCATTCCGATAACTCTGATGAACACGGTAACCCTACAGCATTTCAAAGAAGTAAATATGCAATATTTTTATATTTAAATGATAATTTTGATGGTGGAAATTTAAATTTTGAACATTATCCAATTAATATAAAACCAAAAACTGGAATGATTTCAATATTTAAAGGTGGATATAAGAATGAGCACGAAGTAACTACAGTTAAAAATGGAGAGAGATATACTATTGGATCATTTTGGGACGATGCAGATGCAGTCTACACAGATGAAGAAAAAGCTAAATGGGAAGTGGAACTAAAGGGAATAAGATCAGAACAAGATTTAATGTATAAAAAATGGGAACAAGATAGACAAAATGGAATAATTCCAACATATAAGAGTAAATACGAAAAGGAGAAAAATGCATGAGTAACCAGTATCAAAGAATAGTAATTTATCCAAAAATAGAGGTATATAGAAATTTATTGCCAAATGTAGAAGATTTATATCAAACTATGAAAGAATCTGAAAAAACATCTGATGGCAAATACTATTTAAGAAAATGGGATAAGTGGTCAGTTTTTGGAACCTATACTCAACAAAAACACGAAGATTCAGAAGCTAGAGAGTATGGCGAAATGTATGATAAAGAAAAACTTTTATCTGATAGTGTTTATGAAGCATATAACATTGCAATAAATGAATATATAAAAAACAATAATGTTGTTATGCCAGAGGGAGCGCAATTAATGTCTTCCTCATTTTCAAAATATAAAAAAGATTTAGATGTTTTAGAAAATAATCTAGCAATGCAGTATCACACAGATTTTAAAATATTTGAAGCTGAATGGCCAGGTTCAAAGTTTTTTTTAACATGCACAACATACATTAATGACGACTATGATGGTGGAGATATTGAATTTTTTATAGATGGACAATTTGTTTCACACAAGCCAAAAGCGGGAGACATTTTAGTCTTCCCTTCAGTGCCACCATATTTTCATGGAGTAAAAACAATTAAAAAAGGAGAAAAGTTTTTTGTAAGAAACTTTATTACCTATATTTCAGACGGGTCACAATCTTGGTTAAATAGTCAAAAAATTTATGGACCTAGAGAATGGCTTAAAATAGAAGAAGAAAGAATTAAAAGAGAAATGCCAGAAGCAATGCTTTATTTTGAAGATGGAAAACAAATAAAGTATTCAGAAAAAATGAAAAATAATGAAAACAACAATACTATGTGATAATGTTGTATATTATGAAAATTTAATTGATGATTTAAATCATTTTATTAATTTAATTAATGATGTAGAACAAGAAAATGCAAATATTTTTTCTAATTGGAAGCCATGGTATGCTAGTAATGCAAATGTGCTATATGGAGAATTTAGAGAGGCTTCATTTACAAATATATTAAATAATTGTAATGAAGAATCAAGTTCTTTTATTATTGCAAAAACTCTTAAAAACTTAATAGATTTTTGTGTAGAGGATTATTGTAAAAAAACTAATCAAGATTCTGGGTACATGCCAGACCATTTTACAATAAGAAAATATAATACAAGTGCATACATGGGTCCTCACGTAGATACGGAAGATATTTATAACATTAAGCAACCATCAATTTCAATGGTATTCTATTTAAACGATGATTATGAGGGTGGAGAAATAGAGTTTCCAAATCAAGGAATTAAGATTAAGCCATCTGCTGGAAGCTTAGTAATTTTTCCATCTTATCAGCCATATATGCATGATCCAAAACCAACAAAATCTGGTTTAAAATATATGATACCTCTTTTTTGGTTTAAAGAGAAATTTTGGTAATTTACAATTTTTTAAAATTTAGGGTATAATTAAAAGATGTCTAATAAATTAATGGTTATGAAAGATAACCCAATAGGATTCTGGACACTTGATAGTGCTCAAAATGGCACGCTAAAAGATTTTTCTGGATGCAATAATGATGCATCATATAGTGGAATTTTTGATACATCAACCAAAATGATACCATTATCATTAGGCGGACAAAACTGTTTAGAGGTTAATTCAGACAATAATATAAATTTTCCAATAATAAACGGGTACTACCAGAATAATTTCCCAGGAGGATTCGGCACAGTTTATTACGGAGATAATGATTTTACATTAGAATGCTGGATATATCCTAAAATATATACGGATAAAATAACAAAAATACTTGGAGATGCTTCTAAAAATATTGGAATATTCTATAAAGATAAAAATATAATTTTTAAATTAGACCAAGAGTCTTTAGAGTATAATCTTCCATATGTAAATAAATCAATTCACATTGTATGTGTTTATTTAGTCAAAGAGGCTCATATCTATATAGACGGCATATTATGTATTAGTAAAAATATAGAAGGCAATCCATTTACAAATACTCAAGTATTAATATCATCTGGCCCTACATCTGACACACAAGATACTTTTTTGATAGATGATGTAGCAATATATAGATATGGGCTACCAAGTACAAAAATTTTAGATCATTATTTAAATGATAGTTACACCAGTCCAGCACAAATATCACAATCTGACAACGGAGAAATTTTTGAGTTCTATGATACAGACATTAGTAAAGTTTTTTCATATTCATATCCATTTAATAGATCATGGCAAGAATTAATAACAGAAGATCTTTATTATGATCAAACAAATCAATATATACAAATAAAAAGTAGTGAAATCCCAGAAGAAAAAAGTATTGTTTTAGAAGACACTATATTTTTGCCAGCTGCAATAACAATGAATTCTTCAAAAATAGATTGGTTTGGAGACAGTGGAGTTACTGTAGAAACTAGCACAGACGGAATAAATTATTTTTTATGTTCAAATGGAGAATCTATACCACAATATAATTCTTTAGAATTTAATGATAGTAGACTTTTAAATATAAGAATAACAATCTCTTCTGAAGATATATCTAAATATTTACCAAAATTATATAATTTAAATATTAGCTTTTATAATAATCAAATTATGTATTCAAAAAATGGATCAGGGTATTTATCCAAAATTGAAAATTTAGAATACTATTTGGGATCAAAAAAATATTCAGTTGTATCTAGAGATTTAAGAAATGGGATATTATCGCCAAGCGAATCTGGATTTAAAATTAATTTAACTAATAAAATAAAAAGCATTGAGTTTTTTTATACCCCATTTTTCCTGCTTCCAGTAACCGATGCAGAAATTGTAAACATTCCTTTATCTCAAAACAATGTTATTAATGCTGAAATTAATCCAAATACAGAAACTATAGACGTAAACCCAGCAGAAGTGGTAGACCTACTTCCTAAATTTAGCGGATTAATTTTACAAGATTCAACAGAAACTGGGTATTATTGGGATAGTCTAGGAAATGTCAATAAAGATAATATTGACTCTATATACGTAAATGGTGTGGATGCGACCCCAGAAACTAATATTTCTAATATATTTAAATATAATAATTTATATCATGTAGTCATTAACTTAACGGAGCCAGTAGAAGGGGAATTAACTATAAATCATAAATCTAATGGATCGGTAAAGGCTCTATATCAATATATGTCATTTTACCAAAATTCATTAGATTATAATAAGATTATTAATCATTATGATTTATATACCTCTAGGCAGTCCTATCAAACCAGCGGATCTTCCATAACCTTGTCCGAAAATTCAGTAAACCTATATAATAATGACTGGCTTGTGATACAAAACTCATAATTCTGTCAATTGTCTTGACAAAATATGGACTTTAACTACAAGTAATGGTAGAATTAATACCTAATGGATATTAAAAATGTTAATCAAAAAGTAATAGAAGAAACAACTCTAGGAATATACGTGTGGGAAATGCCAGACGGAAGATGGATTGGCGATGACGATGGAAATTTTTTATCAATAACATCTAAAAAAGGTAATCGGTCAAAGATAGACTTGCTAGCCAGAGAAGTAAGATCATTTGGAATATATGAAGGTCAGCCTAAATTTTTATCAGGTAGACGTAAAATTGATGATGAAGAATTTGAACACCAAAAACAAAGATTAGATTGGGGTCTAACACCAGATCCGCTAGATATCGGCGTATACAAAGATTCAATTAAAAATGGAGGAAAGCCTTAATGGAATTTATTAATGATGATACAGAGTTTGTTCAAAATATAGATATATCAAATTCTGCTGATTGGGTAAGATTTAATAGCAAAGAGGTTGTAGTAGATAATGACCCATTTAATATCGGAGAATCAGAATTAAAAAAAGTTAATGGCCTTAGCACTAATTTTAGACGAAAAATGTCTAGAGAGTTTTCAAAAAGATTTATTGGTCAAGACGGAACTGGAACGCAACAAAATTTATTGCAACAGGCAGTTACTGGATATGCAATGTTCGATTTGGTTCAACCAGTCTATAACCTAGAATACCTTTCAAAAATTTATGAAATATCACCGTACAACTACGCAGCAATTAATGCAAAGGTTGCAAATATTGTAGGACTTGGGTATACATTTATAGAAACAAAAAAAGCAAATGATGCTTTAGACAATATTTCAGACGACAAACAATTAGATAGAGCACGTAGAAAATTAAACAAGCTTCGCCAAGATTTAGATAATTGGCTAGAAGAAACAAATGAAGAAGAAACATTTACAGAAACATTAATTAAAGCCTATACAGATTTAGAAGCTACGGGTAATGGATTTATTGAAATTGGTAGAACTACTTCAGGAAACATAGGATATGTCGGACATATCCCAGCTAAGACCATGCGTGTTCGTCGTTTGCGTGATGGATTTATTCAATTGTTATACGGAAAAGCCGTATACTTTAGAAATTTCGGTGATCAAGAAACTCCTAATCCAATAGCCGACGGAACAGATAGACCAAATGAAATTATTCATTTAAAGAAATATACACCAATGAACAATTACTATGGCCTTCCAGATATAGTCGCAGCACAAACATCAATGGCTGGCAATGAGTTTGCTGGTAAATATAATTTAGATTATTTTGAAAATAAAGCAGTTCCAAGATATATAATTACTGTTAAGGGCGCAAAGCTCTCACCAGAATCTGAAAGAAAATTATTGGAGTTTTTTCAAGTAGGGCTAAAGGGTAAAAACCACAGATCATTATATGTACCACTTCCACCAGACAGTCCAGACTCAAAGGTTGAATTTAAAATGGAGCCAATTGAGGCAAACTCTCAAGAGTCTTCATTTAATGTTTATAGAAAAGCAAATAGAGATGAAATACTATTAGCCCATAGAGTTCCTATAAATAAAATAGGAGTTCCAGAAGGAATTAGTTTAGCGTCTGCTCGTGATGCAGATAAAATGTTTAAAGAGCAAGTATGTAGACCAGCACAAGATATTTTAGAGAAAAAAATAAATAGAATTATTTCAGAAAAAACAGATGCATTAATGCTTAAATTTAATGAATTAACTTTAACAGATGAGGACACTCAGTCTAAAATTGATGAGCGATATTTAAGAATGCAAGTAATTACCCCAAATGAAGTTAGAATTAGAAAGGGCATGGTTCCTAGAGATGGCGGAGATGATGTCGTTGATTTAAAAGCACAGGGAGCGGCAGAGCAAAGAGCCCAGGCTGGTAATTCAAGACAAAGAACTCAGGAGAGATCTGCAAATTCTCCCGATATTTCTGGGGAGGCCAGAAATCCAAAAGGTGAGGGTAGAACCACAGCTTAATTATTAGGCAACTAGTTATTTGCCTTTTTATGTATACAAAGATAAAATTAAGCATATGAATATCGAAAAATCTTATTGGTCCAGTAATGGCGATGATATTAGTTTATCTATTCCTTTCACAAAAGTCAATCGTGAAAAGAGAACAGTTTCTGGTTTTGCAACACTAGACAACATTGATCAAACAGGAGATGTTGTAACCGCAGAAGCAAGCTTAAAAGCTTTTGAAGGTTTTAGAGGCAATATCAGAGAAATGCATTCATCCAATGCAGTTGGCAAAATGGTTTCATTTAGACCAGAAACTTATTATGATACAAAATCAGGTGAATTTTATAATGGAGTATATGTAGATGCATACATATCAAAAGGCGCACAAGATACCTGGGAAAAAGTTTTAGACGGAACTCTTCAAGGATTTTCAATTGGCGGAAAGATTGTAGATTCAGAAAACGAAGTAAATAAGTCTACAGGAAATCCAGTAAGATTTATTAAAGAATACTCATTGATAGAACTATCAGTTGTAGATTCACCAGCAAATGAATTATGTAATATTTTATCTATTCAAAAAATGAATGGACAATTAATTTTTAAAGGAATAGCAGCAGATACCATTACGGAAAATATTTTTTATTGTGAAGATAGTGATTCCGTATTTATGTCAACAGAAGCAACCTATACCTCACCAGTAACTGGCAAACTAGCAAGTTTAATTGGCTGGGTAGAAACTAACGATGTTAACAAAGCAAAAGAAATAGATAAAATTCTTGCTTCATTTAAGAAGTCAAGATTTACGTTGCCTGAAACACAAATAGCAAAACAGGCAAACGCAAAAGGAGGTAATGAAGTGTCAGAAAACACAGAAACAGTAGCAGTTGAAGAAACTGCTCCAGTAGAAGTTTCAATCCCTGCAGAAGCAGTAATTGAAAAAGCTGTTACAGAAGATGTAGTAGCAGATGCTTCTGCCGAAATCGTTGAAAAAGCAGCAGACGTCTCAGAAGTCGTCGTTGATGAACCTGATTTTGCAAAAATGTTAGGTGACCTAAAAGGCTTTTTCTCAGAAACTCTAAGCAAGGCTTCAGAAGCAAATGCAGCACAAGTTACAACTATTAAAGAAACAGTTGAATCTTTTAGCAAGAGCGTAGAAGCCAGAATATCAGAGTTGGCAGAACAACACTCAGAACTCAACAAAACTGTTGAGAACATCAAAAACACGATTGATGGTGTAGAAAAGCGTGTCGATGCAGTAGAATCAGAGACTGCAATTAAGAAGTCCTCAGACCTTGGCGGGTCTCAGGAAGTAAAAATCCAAAAATCAAAATGGAATGGTTCTTTCCTCGGTTCCGTAAACGAACTATTTAAATAAAGGGTAGGTAAATAAATTATGAGCAATGAATTATTAGAAAAGGCAATTGCAACTGGCACAACAGCCACAGGCACTTTCGCTTCAACAACTGGAGGAGAAGGAATTCACACAGGGTCAGAAAGTGGCAATGGTGGATTACTTAATCCAGAACAATCAGCTCGATTTCTAGACTACATGTTCGACGCAACCGTAATTGGTAAAGTCGCACGTACCGTTAGAATGAAATCTGATACAACTGAAATTGATCGCATGGGCGTAGGCGAAAAGCTTATGAAGCTTGCGACAGAAGGAGATGACGCAAACAGTGGCAACTCTGCTGTGACATTCTCAAAAATTTCTTTGACAACAAAGAAGTTACGTCTAGATTGGGAACTTTCAACTGAGTCTCTAGAAGACAACATTGAAGGTGCAGATCTAGAAGATCATATTGCACGTCTGATGGCAACACAGGCTGGTAATGATATTGAAGACTTGGTTCTTAACGGAAACACAGCTCTATCATCTGATCAACTTTACAAAGCATTTGACGGAACAGTTAAGCTTGCAAAAGCAAACGGTCACGTAGTAGATGCAGGTGGAGCCGCAATTAGTCGTGCTACATTTAATAGCGCATTAAAGGCACTTCCACGTAAGTACAAGCAACGTCGTACAGACCTTCGCTTCTTGTCAGGTTCAAACTTGATTCAAGATTATTTATACTCAGCATCATTACTTGGTGCAGATGGATCAGCTAACCCACAAGATATCGCTTCAAGCGTTATCCGTGGAGGCGTACAGCCACTAGGCGGTCCAGCAGGATACGTAGCACCTTTCGCATTTGGTATTCCAATTGTTGAAGTTCCGCTATTAAGCGAGACACAAACTGGCTCATACTCAGGAGCAACAGGATCACACGGTGACGTCCACTTGACATTCCCAAATAACGTAGTTATTGGTATCAAGCGTGATGTAACTGTATACCGATTCTTCTGGCCAAAGAAGGACTCAATCGAGTACACAATGTATACTCGTGTTGGCGTTCAAATTGAGCAAGCAGACGCTTGGGTAGTAGTAAAGAACGTTAAGATTGCTTCCTAATTAGGAATTAGTCTAAATAAAAGCCCCCAATTAATCTTGGGGGCTTTTCATTTGAATTTAGTAATGATATAATTAAATAACTAGACTAAGGAGAATATATGTCATTTGAGACATTAAAACTATCTGAGATAAAAAAAATAGCCGAAGACTTTGGCGTAGATATACAAACACTAAAAAGCAAGAACGATATTATTGCATCATTAGCTGAAGAGGGCGTGACATGGTCAATATATCAAAAGACTATTAAAGATATAGACGACAATAAAGAAGAGATTGAAGTTTTACCAAGATTTGATGCTAAAAAGAGTCAAGATAAAGATTCAGTTTTAGTTAGAATGGAAAGAGCAAATCATAGATACGATGCTATGGGATTTACATTTACAAGTACACACCCATTTGTAGCAATGTCTGAGGAACAAGCTCAAGAAATTTTTGATAGGGAGGAAGGTTTTAGATTAGCCACACCAAAGGAAGTTCAAGACTTCTATAACTAATCTAAGCCTTTAATATGGCAGAGATATACAAAGATACGGTAACACCAGTAAAAACTAAGATATTCTGGAATAATGAAATAGTTGATGCTGATGACGATTTAGTTACGGCTAGAATTTATGACATAACTAATGATATTACTATTAGTCCATCTATAAGCCCAACAACAGTAATTTCTACAAGCACTGCTGATAAAGTAGAATCTGATATTGGAACGTATCAAGTATCACTGTCTACATTTTATACATCTAGGAATAGAAAATTTAAAATTATATGGAGTTACAATATTGGCGGATTAAATGGAGAACATGCAACCTATTTAGATATTGTAACTCCATATTGTAGCTTTGCCGAAGCAATAGATGATTTAAAAATTGGAAGCGATCCATCCGATCCTAAGTATAAAAATTATCATGATCTGTCCATGGCAGAAAAATATGCTCGTAAAATAATAGAAGATTTTACTGGGCAGAATTTTTATTTATATCAAGAAGAAGAAGTAATATACGGTAATGGATCAGACATTCTTCCTATGCCTCATAAAATAAATCAAATACACAAATTATATGCAGACGACTTTTTGTTAATTGATAACTTATCTAGCCCTCAAGTAAATAACTGGGGATACACACCAGTAATATCAGAAACTGGATTTGGTATTAGACTAGATAGAACTGAACTTATTGACAATACTGTATATGTAGCAAATGGAATGATACCGCCATCAATTAATGATTTGTACACAGGACAAGCTTTTAGAAAAAACGTTAGGTATAGAGTAGTTGGAACATTTGGTTGGGAATCTGTCCCAGATGAAGTTGAGCAAGCAGCAGTTCAATTAATTGGACAATATTTTGCAAAAGATAGAATGTGGACAGATAGATACTTAAAGAGCGTTTCAACATTTGACTGGGACTTTGAATACTCAAGTAATGCATTTTCTGGAACTGGCTCTGCATATGTAGATAAATTACTTGCCCCGTATGTTATAACAAACATGGTGCTTATCTAATGATCGATATCATGGAAGCAGTGCTATCCATGAAAATGGATATATATAAACAATTGGATGTACAAAACCCAGATACTGGGGCTATAATAAAAGAATGGAATTATTATAAAACATTAGATTGTCATGCAAAAGGAGTAATAACAAACTCTGCAACGACAAGATCTGGGGACAAACAGATATTTAGTAATAAATATAACAACGAGCAGGTAATTCAAGTACGCACCTCAGAAAGACTTACGGCTAGAGAAAAAATTACTAATATTAGAGATAGCAATGAAGAAGCAATTTGGACAGAATTAAACTATCCATCTGATACCCCAACTGTTTTTGAAATAATTGGAACGACCCCTATAACAGATCCATTTGGACAAGTTTTAGCATACAACTCAACATTAAAGAGATCGGAGAACCAGCAAATTGGAATCTAACGCAATGCTTCTCCAGGCTGCTTCTGGTCTTGAAAGATTAATGTATAATAAAAATCCAAAGGGGGCTATTAATGATAGTAATGTGGCGCAAATATCAGCAGCCTTATATTACCAAGCTAATGTAATTGCCAAACTAAGCAATAGCAAAAAGTTTAAAAATTCTTTTAAAAAAATAGTATTTACTCAAATAGAAAAAGATTTTGGAAATTATATAGATGCTCAGGCAAGAACAAAGCCTAAATCATTTCACCATGTATATGAATGGAAAAAGTCTGGAAATAAGAATGCTAGATTATTTAAGTTAACATCTATAGATTCTGAAGGAATATCGTTTAAAATTGATTTTGAATTCCTTATGTCTAAGTCATTAGTCCCAGCATCAAATAGTAAACGTAGACATGTATTTGCAGCAAAAGCTTCTATCATGGAAGCTGGCATGCCCCTTAAAATTGCTCCACGCCATTCTGAGAGGTTAGTATTTGAAGTTGATGGTAATACAGTGTTTATGCCTAAAGGTGCCTCAGTGACCGTTAAAAGGCCAGGAGGAACTAGTGTAATGAATCAATTTAAATTACAATATTCAAGATTCTTTAGTGGGGAATTGGTAAATAGTTCTATTAAAAAATCTGGATTTAAAGAACTATTTAATTCAGAGTCACTAAGGGCTCTAAGAATTCCAGCCACAATCAGAACAGTTAAGTACTCATTTTCTCCAAATTTAATTAGATCAATGGCGGACGCAGCATCAGAAAAAGCATTTGGAGCGTCAATGATATGACAGCCAATTTTAAATTAGACGCTATGCTAGAAATAAGAAAATTCTTATGGGCAGAACTATTAGAGGCAAAGATATTTGATGAGGATGATTATTATAGCGATAACGTAGGAAGTGCAATAGTCCCTATTATTCCAGTCCAACAATCTCCAGAAATGAACCAATTCTTGAGTGGAAAAAAGCATATAATTTATGACAAGATTGGTCTTTCATACGAGGACAACTGGCTAATATGCTGTGAGCAAATTCTCTTTACAGTTTACTCCACAGATGTCTCAGAAATTAATGAAATAAGAAATTTTATGACCGACCTATTTAGGAGAATGGATGACTCTGCAAAAGATGTAAATAGGTTTGAGTCCCTAAATAACAAGTTTAAATTCCATAGTATTTTTATAGCCGATATATCCCCTACCGAACCATCCGAAGAGCTAAAAGGCTTCCTGTCAACAGACATTATTTTAGAGGCTAAATATTCAAGAATAACAGACCAAACTGGTCGATTTCTTTAAATTGCTTTAGACCTCATTATGCCGTATTATAGGACATGAGGAAAGAAGCCTAGCCAGCTTGAACTTAAGATTTAAATATATATATATTGAAATATAGGAGGAAACAAAACTATGGCACAATCCGTAGGTAATGCAAAAAATATTCTCGTTGGTGCGTCACCACTGTTTTTATCAACAGTTGACGTAAACGATGCAGATTATATTGCTAACGCAGAAGCAGGTGTAGCGGTAGCTTCAGGTGCAACAACAGTTGGTGTACCAGCTTTCGCATCAGGAGTTTCATACACAACTTCATTAAATGCAGTAGATCAAGAAGCAGGTAAGTTTGGATATCGTAACGTTGGTTTTACTAACAACGGTCTTCAAATTACTTACAACCCAACATACGATTCAGTAACCGTTGACCAATTGCTAGATACAGCTAAGCTGTTTAAATCTGCAATGGAGGTTATGATTGCAACAGAAATGTCAGAAGGTACTCTAGAAAACATTGTAGCGGTATTCGGACAGAATGCATCATCTTTATCAACATCAGGAACTGGACTAACTAAGAAAGACGTTTTAGGTCTTGAGGCAGGTTCCCTAGGAGCGGCTCCAACAGAGCGTCAATTAATTGCAGTAGGTCTAGCTCCAACAGCTAGCTCAACCGCATCAGAGCGTGTATATTATGCTCGTCGAGTATTGTCTGTACAACAGTCACAATTCTCACTTGCACGTACCACTCCAACCACATTCCCAGTAACATTCCGTCTTCTACCAGATGCTAACTACTCTGGCTCAGAATACGGTAAGATTATTGACCGTGTGTTAACAGTTTAATTTAACTAATTTAAATTATAGAGGCCCCCATTAATTTGGGGGCCTTTCTATTTGTAGTGATAATACCATTATGTTATAATAATTAAGACAATCCTAGGAGGATAAATTGGCTACAACAGTATACGACATAGAAGAAATTGAACTTCAAAATGGCTCAAAGGTAAAACTAAAACCATTGACTATTAAAGCTTTAAGAAAGTTCATGGCAGAAATTAAAAAAACAGAAACTTCGTCAGGAGAAGACGAAACACTTACAATTCTAATTACAGCATGCGGAATTGCAATTGAATCTCAGGTACCAGAATTGGTAGCTGATAAAGATAAACTGGAAGATGCACTAGACATGCCTACCATTAATAGAATTCTAGAAGTATGTGGTGGAATTAAACTTGACGACCCAAACCTTCTAGCGGCAGCGGTTCTGGCTGGTCAGAACTAGATTTAGCCGCTTTATTAGGAGAAGTTTTTCTTTTAGGTAATTGGAAAAATTACGAAGAATTAGAAGAAAGCCTCTCAATGCCAGAACTGATACAAACATTTAAGGCAATGCAAAAAACTGAAGATGAGAAAAGAAAATTCTTAGCATCTCTTCAGGGAGTAAACTTAAATGATGAACAAGAAAAAGAAGGTCCTACATTTGACGACATACGAAGAAGGGCTCTTGGAGTAAAAGCAAGCGGTAGTGATGTACTATCATTACAAGGAAGCTTTGCCTCAGAAGCAGGATTCGGAATAAACGCAGGTTTAGGATACTCTAAGGAGTAAAATTATAGTAAATGGCTGAAGAACAGATAGTCACCCGAATAGTCGCCACGTCCGACTTTTCAAATCTTATCGCAGATCTCGGTAAGGTATCTTCAGCCTTAACTAATCTTCAAACAAAATTAAACGCAACAAATAAGAATTTAGCAGCACAAGTTGCTGTAATGAATCGTTCTTTTGCAGACACACTTAGAAGCACTGGACAATTTTCCACACACTTTGTAAATTTAACATCTGATGTAGATAAATTTGGATCTCAATTAGACAAAGGCCAAATCAAATTAAAACAATTTTTTCAAGTATATCAAGGACATTTAAAAACTAATGGCGGATTAATTAGACAATTAGCTCAACAACAAGTTCAGCTACAAAATGCAATTCTTCAACCTCTTGGCAAAAATGCCGAAGGTTTGATGCAGTACAATGTTCACATTCCAACTGGCCTTGATAAGGTAAAAAGCAAAACAGCTTTAGCAAGACAAGAACTACAAATTATGAATCGTGTAGTTCAAGAAGGAGCAAACTCATTAATTAATTGGGGTAAGAATACCCAGTGGGCTGGTCGTCAATTAACCGTAGGATTAACTGTTCCATTAGCAGCATTTGGAGCTGCATCTGCAAAAGCATTTCGAGAAGCCGATCAAGAGTTAACTCGTTTAACAAAGGTTTATGGTGGTTTAGCTGCTACATCAGCAAGTGATTTAGGCAAAATAAGAAAACAAGTTACTGAAACCGCATCTGAATTATCTAAAGCATACGGTTCTTCATTTAAAGAAACAATTGCATTAGGTGCTGACATTGCTGCAACTGGAAAGCAAGGTAACGAATTATTAGGCTCAATTAAAGAAACAACTCGTCTAGCAGTTCTTGGTGAAGTAGATAGACAAGATGCAATGAAGGCAACATTAGCAATTCAATCTGCATTCAAACAAAATACTGATGAACTAGCAGAATCAATTAACTTTTTAAACGCAGTTGAAAACCAGACATCAACAACTCTTAATGACTTAGTAGAAGCAATTCCTAAAGCTGGTCCAATTATTAAAGGTCTTGGAGGTAGCGTAGAAGATTTAGCATTGTATTTAACTGCAATGAGAGAAGGCGGAATCAATGCATCAGAAGGCGCTAACGCTTTAAAGTCAGGACTTGCATCTTTAATTAATCCAACTAAAGTAGCAAAAGAAATGTTTGCTGGATTTGGAATATCATTAACTGACATTGTTCAAAAAAATGCTGGAAACACAACAAATACATTATTGGCATTACAATCAGCATTAGACAACTTAGATCCATTACAAAAACAACAGGCATTAGAACAATTATTTGGTAAATTCCAATTTGCTCGTATGAATGCTTTATTTGAAAACCTTGGAAAGCAAGGAAGCCAAACCTTACAAGTAATGGATTTAATGAAAGCAAGTTCTCAAGATTTAGCAAACATTGCTGGTCGAGAATTAAGTATGGTTACAGAATCCGCTTCTGGTAAGTACAGGAGAGCTCTTGAAGGATTAAAGGCAGATCTAGCTGTAGTTGGCGAACAGTTTTTAACAATAAATACACATCTAATAAATATTGTTAGTGGAATATTAAAATTTATAGATAAATTACCTGGACCAATAAAAACAATTCTAGCTTTCTTTGGAGGACTTACTGCGGTAGCTGGACCACTTATTATGCTTACTGGTGTTCTTGCAAACTTCTTTGGTTATGTAATTAAAGGTGCATCTCATTTTAGAGCTATGTTTAAAGGTGGAGAAGGCTGGAGACTCTTAACACCAGAAATACTTGCAGCAAATAAAGCAGGGTCACTTGCAGAACAAACATTTTATAGTGATGCTAAAGCAGCAGATATATTAAATCAAGCAATATCTAGACTGTCTGCTTCATATAATAAATTAGCAGCAGATGCATCAAATGCAATAATTCAAACAAACCCAGGAGTATCTACTATGGGTGGAACAAATATTATTGCTGGACAAAGAGTAGTAAATCCTAATCACCCGCTTGTGGGAGAGGTAGGCACAAGAGCTGCTTCACACCATAATCCAAGAGCATTAATGAGTAAAGGACAAAGAGATGCTCAAACAATTCACTCTGTTACCCCAGGATCAATTGATGTAAATCAAAAAATAGGAACTGTTCCTCAAATATTTATGGCAGGGGATCTGCCAAAAATTGAAGGATTAACATCTTCAAGAGGGGCTTCTACGGGAATAGTTGCTGGAGAAGCAGCAAAGTGGCATTCTCTAATGGGTACATTGTCTATGATGACAAAAAGAGAAGTTGCAGATTTAAAGAAAGAAATTGCTAGAACAGGAACATTTAGCACAGAAATAAATACTACATTCGGACAGCTTCTTCCAGCAATGACAAAAATAACAACCAATGCAGCATCACAATCTGCATTAATTGTTCAACAACTACAAGCAGGAAAAATTACGTTAGATACTGCTCGTGCAAAAATTATTGCAATAAATTCACAGCTAGAAGCAATGATGGCGCAAACAACTGCTCAAGTTGCTGCAGATCTTGGAAGAACCGCTAATTTAACACAAGTTCCTTTAATTAATCAGCCAATAGTTGGACCTACAGGTAAAGCAAACATTAAAGAAATTTTTAGACCAAATAGGCCAGCATCAAAAATCATAGATAAAATTGCAAGATCTCTTGGGGTAAGGACATACGGGGCAGGATATTCAACAGAAACAACAATGCCAAAGAAATTTGCAACAGGCGGAATGGTTGTTCCTGGGCCAAGATCAGACACAACAGATACTCAATTTATGAATTTGGTAGAGGGAGATATTGTATTAAATAGAAAAGCATCAGATAATTTAATGGGTTACAATCAAGGTGGAAAAGTAGTACCAGCAATGGTAACTCCTGGAGAAATTATAATTAATAATCCGACACCATCAGAATCTGAAATGCTATTAGCCTATAACAATCAATTTGCAGTTGGCGGCAGGGTTGTAGCTTCAAAAAATAATTATGGAATTCCCTCTCTTGTTGCAAAATACGCAGCAGCCTCCAAAATTTTCTCAGGATTTAGATCTCCAGGTAAAGAGTACTATAGAGCAAGTAGAGGGGTTATGGATAGAACTGGCTCTACTACTCAATCATTTTCAGAACCTGGATCTTTAATGAGATTTAATGATTACAGATTAACTAGAGGTAGTGTTTATAAAAATGAAAGTAATAAAAATTATGGAATAACCCCCACACTTCCTGGACAAACTTTAACTCACGCCTATAGTCCTTCTTTTATAAAAAGACTTAAAAAAATGGGCTACGGTCCAGACGATAATATTCCAGTAGATGTTTTAAAATCAATAGGCGTACCAGTACCATCTGGAGCAAAGTACGTAACTCTAAAAGCTTTATCTAGTACATGGGTTAAAACTTCAAAAAGATTTAATGAAGCTATAAAAAGTAATTTACCAGAAACAAATACAAATGGAACTGGCTGGAGAGACAACTGGGAACCTGTTGGCCCTGAAAGCATGCAAAGTTTACTTATAAAATTAAAATCAATGGGAGTAATGCCAATTGAAGCAAAAAGAATATCTGAATACGCAGGGACTAGACTAAACGGTTTTGTTTCAAAACATAAGGGCCCCATGACAGAATCTGATTGGGGAAGATACGTAAATGCTGCTGAAATTGGTGGCATAAATGATAGCAGTAAAAGAAGTCATGGCGGTTCATTTATTAGAGGCATAAGATCAACACAACAAAATAGATATAACAAAGAAGACTCCGATCTATTATCAGCTATGAACATGGGCGGAAAAGTTAGAGGATATAATCGTGGTGGAGTTGTTGGTGGACGAGTAAAGCGTGGAAAAAATAATTATGGAATACCGTCTGTTATGGGGAATCTTGGAACAACAGCTGCTTATATAGGTGGCAGTACTGCTGGTGCAGCATTAGGTCAAAAAGCTGGCGGAAACTTAGGGTCTTTAGCTGGAATGATACTTGTCCCAACCATACTGCAATCTATTATGCAAAAGCTTGGCCAGGTATCTGCACAAGGAACATCAACTGCTGGAATACTTGGAAGGCTTGGACCTTTATTAGCAAATCCATATGTAGCAGCTGGTGCCGCAATAGTAGGAGTAACAGCAGCTTTAATTAAATTTAAAAAGAATCAAGAAGAATCTGCTAAGTTAAATAGACTAGCATTTTCTGGTGGTGTAAAACCAATTAAAGATTTTGACTCACAATTAAAGCAAGTTACAAAAACAATAGAAGATACCAGAGCAACCGCAGCGTTATTGCATGCACAAATGAATACTGCTGGACTATCTGGTTTAACATTAACTATAAAACAATTTGCTGACTTAAGAGAAAAAGTAAAGTCTACGTATCCAGAATTAGTTAAATTGTTTAAAGAGACACCATCGGATAAATTAATCACAGTTGCACAAGGATTAAAAGCTCAATTTGTTGCTGCTGGAGAGTCAGCAGCACAAGCTAATGCAAAGATAGCTGCATTACTTGCAGAATCTGGAAAGTCTGGTTTTATTCAAATAGTACTAGGAGATAAAGGGCTAGCTGGCATTACAAGTGCAAAAACTGCAATTGAATCTATGCTTGTTGCTATGTCTAAATTTACAGACAGCAAAGATAGGGCTGCTGGACTACTTCAAATATTTTCATCAATGGGAGACTACATAGAAAATGCCACAGATAAATCTTTAGCGTTAAAAGAACAATATAATGCAATAGAAAAATCTGGACAAGGTAATGTAAAATTAACTCAAGATCTAATAGTTGAAATATCAAAAACTTCCCCAGGATTAGCTGAAATATTAAGCACATCAGATGATGTTGAAACGGCTTTGTCAAAATGGAGAATTGTTCTTGGCGGAGTTCAAAAAGATTTAAGCGGATTAGATAAAGGACAATTAAAAAAACTTGCTTTTGCAGTAGAAGAAGTAACCAATAACTACAATAAATTATTAGATGTTACAAGCAAAAAAGCTCAAGAAAATTCCTTAACTGGAAAAATGGCCAAAGACATTGACGCCTTTAATAAAAAACAAGCAACTGCAAGCAAAACAGCAATTCAAAATCTTGAAACTCAAATTAGCTTAAAGAATAAACAAATTGAACAAATTAAAAAAGAAGGCGATGAAAGAAAGAAAGCTTTAAGAGATCAGCAACAGTCTGAAGATATTAAGCTTCAAATACAGCAAGAGCAATTAAATTATCAAACAGCTCTTGCTAAAGGTGATATGGTTGGTGCCGCACAAGCACAAATTAGTATTCAAAGACTTGTTGGAGCACAACAATTAAAGGTAGCAGAAGATGCAATAGACAAGGCAGTACAATCTAAGATTGATGCTTTACAGGCACAAATAGATGTTTTAAATAAAAAATCTACAGCAGTAAGCAACGCAGCTTCAACAGCAAAGCCAAAAGAATCCCCACTTACAGGAATTTATCAACAAATTCAAGGTGTCTACAAAGACAGGGCTTTAGAAAACATAACAGAAGAAGAAGCACTTACTCAATTAAATGATTTAATTAAAAAATTAGAAAGAACACCAGGAGGAAATAAATACTTAAAAGATTTAGGAGTAACAGAATCTGTTCAAAATATAACTCGTGA